TCAGAATAACCCCCCCAGCGCCGCAGGCTCCCAATTCATGATAATCAGCTCACCACTGACATCAGCCTTTCCCTGTCTCTGGTTGGCCGTGCTGTAGCGAATGTTGACCGTTTCAAAATGGAAGCCTTCAAACACCCGCCGTATGTCAGGGTGATCGTTGATGCTCACCATCACCTTCCCCTTGCACCGCCGCATGAAGTCAGCCATCCGCTCGTAATTCTCAAACGGAAAATCCACACCGTACCCAGCCGTCTGCCAGTACGGCGGGTCCATGTAGTGGAACGTGTGAGGCCGGTCGTAGCGCTCGGCACATTCGAGCCACGGCAGATTCTCCACGTACGTACCTGACAACCGCTGCCAAGCCGCAGAAAGGTTTTCCTCGATCCGCAGTAGGTTGATGGCCGGGCCGGTCGTGGCAGTGCCAAACGTCTGCCCGCTGACCTTGCCTGCGAAGGCGTGGTGCTGCAGGTAAAAGAACCGGGCGGCGCGCTGGATGTCGGTGAGGGTTTCGGGGCGGGTCATCTTCTGCCACTCAAACACCTGGCGCGAGCTGAGTGCCCATTTGAACTGGCGGACGAACTCTTCAAGATGGTTTTGGACGACGCGATACAGCGTCACTAAGTCTCCGTTGATGTCGTTTAGGACTTCAACGGGGGCGGCCTGGGGGCGCATGAAGTAGAGGGCCGCACCGCCAGCGAACACTTCGACGTAGCATTCATGGAGTGGGAAAAGCGGGATGAGGCGGTCGGCCAGGCGGCGTTTGCCGCCCATCCAAGGGACGATGGGTGTGGACATAAATAGCAAGACCTTTACTGTATATATAAACAGGTGCTAGGCTCGCTCCGCTTTGTGCACGAAGCGGGAGCCTTGGCTGGACTTGCAGGGGTAATCTGCGGGAACAGTGACCAGTCGCGATGTTGGCGCATCTCGACTGGTCGCTCTTTTTCAATCTGCTGCGTTATTTCTTCAGCTCAATCAGACCAGTACCTTCATGGCCCGCTCGTAAAGCGCCTGACGGTCGGCAAGGCCATTTGTGCCACCGTTGATCCGTTTGGTAATTGTCAGGAAGTCGCTTCTATCTGCGAAGGTATTGAGCCCAGCACGGTGCCAGAACCAAGCAGCTGACATGGCGGCATGCTCCGGACGCTCGAGGAGTTCAGGTTGCTGTAGCAGATCCAGGCCCAATGCCTCACCGCACTCCGCGTAGTTCGCCCGCCCGGTAATTTGAATAAGCCCCCTGCCCCGATATAACTGACCGTCGCCGTCGTCCTCTGGCGTGTTGCCCAGGCGTTCGGCGAGCCGCCCGGTATCGTATTTTTCGAGGTAGGCATCACTGCCCAATTCCCGCACGTAGCGAAGCTGGCCAGACTCATGGCCCACCTGCGCCAGGAAGGCAGTGATACGCAGCTTCGTAACGATGGCGTATTTGCTCATCGCAACGTTTAAGACAGGAACAAAAACGCCAGCTCGGGAGCTGGCGTTGGGGAGGATCTGCAGCAACTGCTGCACAGTAATCGACATTCAGACATCTCCTGAATAAAGATGGTTTGTGATGGAGGTGATGGTCAGAGCTGCACGACCTTGACTGGTTTTTTCGCTTTCTTTTTGCCTTTGGCTTTTGCCTTGCCCTTGTTGCCACCATTGCACTCGGCCATGGTGGACCAGCCAGCTTGGGTAAATACCTGTTCGACCGAATCGGTCAGGTACTCGCCATCAAGCCCCTCCTTGAACCCCTGCACGCTGATCATGCGCTCCGCGAAAAGGTCAGTACGCCCGACCATTTCAAGACGGATGCCTGCAGTGCTGCGATTGAAAGCCGCAAGACGCGCTTTCGCGGCCTGCTCTGCTGCAGATTTGTTGGGGTAGATATGCCGGTCGGTATGAACAGGCGGGAGACCGTCCGGAGCCGTGTCGTTATTGAGGGTCACGATCTGGAGCTTCCCGGTCTTCTTGTCCTGATGCTTCGTCGACACGGCTTTGTGTGTCGAACGATCACCCAGTCTGAACTGCCATCGACTGACGTCCTGGCGCGTGATGGACAGAACGCCAAACGCTTTTCCGGATGCGCTGACTCCCTCTTGCCTGGGCATGACGAGCAACTTGCCGTCGGCGACCTTGGCAGTGCAGTCGTACTTTTTTGCCAGCCGTGTGATGAAGTGGTAATCCGACTCGTTGAGCTGGTCAGCCCGTGGGACCTTTGTCGCTACGTTGCAGGCTGAGGCCCAGCCATTGCGTGCGGCAATGTCGCTGACAATCTTGGACAACGGCACATCCTCCCAGCTACCGCTGCGCGTGGTCTTACCACTTCCACGCATGCTGCTGGCCTTGCCTTTGATGACCATTGTGTCAGGGGGGCCAGACACCTCGATCTCATCAATGGTGTACAGGCCGATCTTGGTCAGCTTCTGGCCGTCATAGCCCAGATAAACCTCAACATCTGCCCCCCTCGATGGCAATACCACTGCACCGTCGCGATCATCAATGCGCAGCTCGAATTCGTCTGAGTCCATGTCGGGCTTGTCAGTGGTACGCAGCTGGATCAATCGGTCGTTGATGAGCGCCGTAATGTCGGTGCCGTCGGCAACGATCCGGAAAGTTGGTTTCATGCGCAGACACCAAAAGAAAGCCCCGCACTCGGCGGGGCTGGGCAAAAGGAAAGGTTCGTTACGCGTAACGCCGAGTTCAGCCCCAGAGCATCACAGTGTCATCGGAGGATGCGGGAAGGTCCGGCAGAGTGATAATCAGCCCCACCCGAAAGGGTTGAACCTCATCGGCCAGGCCCTGATTGGCATCAAGCACGGCCTCCACAGAGCCGTTCAAATGGCCGTAATGGTTGAAACAAAGGGTATCGAGGATATCCCCGTCAGACGTTCTGCATATCGTCGCCATAGCGTGTGAACTCCAGCGTGAACGCCTGCTTGCGAGGGATACCCCCTTGCATCAGAGCGCTCTGATCTTCCTGAATTTTCTTCAAGCACCAGTTACCCAGCACTGCCCCATACCCTGTGGTCAGCGCCAGAGGCACGCCCAGACCTGCGATGCCACGCAAGGTGTCGAGCTGTTTGATCCCGCCTTTGACGTTGGGGAACACCGCCCCCTTGAGCGTCAGTGACTCATCACCCATACCGATGTTCTGCTGTGCCGGTCGACGCGTGAGACGCTCTTGCGATGCCCAGCGGAACTCACTGGAACGGCTCAGTTCGTCGAACGCAGCGGTGTCCAGATTGAAGTAGTACGGCTCGGCCTTCGCGCTCAGCGGTTGCAAGATCAGCAGATGTTCAAACGGTTTGACCGCCTCGGCGGCCGGGGTTTTCTGCGCGGCAAATGACGAGCTAGGCACCACGTTGGCCAACGCGGGGCTGATACTGCCTGCCACTTTATTGATGGCCGTCCCGGCTTTTGCTGCCTGCTCCTTGAGCACTCCCAAGCGCTCGTCAATCTGCGTTGCCGCCCTTGATGCACGACTGTAGGTCGACACGACAGCCCCGACCTTTGTCTGGGCCGCGTTGACACCCCGCATCACGCGTTGAAGCTTGGCCCCGATTGCGGGCCCCACGCCGGGCAGGCCCTCAATCTCGGCGGCTGCACCGCTGATTTCGCTGATCGCACCATTGACCGGCGAGAGCATGCCGTCCAGATCGCGACGGCCTGATTCGCCTGCCGCCACCAGGTACTTCATTCCCGACTGCAGTTGTTCCATGTAAGCCATATATCCCCCTACTCGACATGCGGAGCATCAAACAGATTCGACCGTTGCGACTGCTGTGCAGAATCGCGCATAGCCCGCTGAATCATCGGCTCCAGATCGCGCATCAGTTGCTGCGGATCTTTCACATCACCTTGAACGGTCAGTTGGATAGGTGCATGAATCGAAACCTGCTGTTCGTACTTGGGTGTCGGCATCTTGGGCGCGTCGGGCTTGATGACAATCGGCGCGGCAGGACTTGCTGCCGGTTTTTCCGTCATGGCCCGGCCTACATCCCCCATCAACGGCCCACTCGGGGCCAGCGCTGGAACTGGACCCCGAGCCATCAGCGGCACGCGGTCGTTATCGAAAGCCCTCGCCGTCGCGCCCAGCGTGGGCACTGCCGGACCAGGCAACGCGGCCGGAACCGACGGCGCAGCCAGCAACGACACCGGCTTGTTCTCTTTCTCCGGCGTGCCAAACAGCTCTTTGCCCAACAAGCCGCCGACCTCACCGCCGCCCCAAGACCCCAGGGCACCGCCAATGGCCGCGCCTATCGCCGTGCCCACGACCGGCAAAATCATGGTGCCAATCGCCGCTCCGGCCGCAGCACCGCCCCAGCCGCCCAACGCAGAGCCCGCGACCTCAGTAGCCCCTTCCAGTTTCTTCTCGACAGGGTCATCCGACTGATACAGCTCGACGGCTTTCAGGCCAGCACTGATCACCGCTTCGCCTGGCAAGACTTTGGCCTTACCTGCCATCTTGCCCAGCAAAGGCATAATGCCTCGCTCAGCAGACGGCGGAAGTGGCGGCACGGGGATATATAGACGCGGGGCCGGACGAATCCGAAGGGCGTCGGCCGGACGGGGTGGCACTGGCCGAATGCGCGGTTCACCAGCTGGACGCGGTGACACTACGGGCGGCCGAGACGCAGAGCCTGCGCGACGACGTGCACGGGCTGCCCGACGCCCTCTGCGCGGCGTATCGCGCTGGCCCGGAACACCTGATGAGGTTCCTATCTCAGAGGCGTTGACCACGAACACGCGCTGCAGCCCGTCCCCGTCGCCAGAACCATTGGAGCCGCCATCTGAATCGCCACCGGCCTCCAGCGTTTCGCGGTAAGCCTCCAACGCCGTGAACCCAACCCCGAGCAACCCTTTGGGCCTTTTAGTCTCACCGTCTGCATCAGAGCCTTTGGCTTCCTCGTCCTTGGCATCATCACCTTTGGCTTCATCCGGCTTGTCCTTGTCGACCAGCTTCGCACCTGCCTTGGACGCTACTGTCAGGCCAAAGCCCAGCAGCGCAGCGACACGCGCTTTGCGCCCAGAGGCTGCGGCACCAGGCGCGGTCGCTGCGGTGCTGCCAACACCTGCAGCTTTTGCGTTGGTCACAAAAACCTGCTGGACCTTCCCCGATCCGCCGCCGACCGATCCTCTGGCAAGATTCATCAGGCCCTTGCCGATTTTGAATGCACCGAAGGCTGACTTGGCAACCAGCAGAGCCCCGATGGCTCCCGTTAGTCCCATAGCCAGGTTCGGCATCTTGTCGCTAACAGTCGTGATGCCTTGGGCCACGGTCGTCAAACCTTGCGCCACGGCATCGGTTGCCGGTCTGATCGCATCGCCCACGCTGCGCATGGCATCGTTGGCGGCCTGTGAAAGCTCGGCCCACTTCTGCGACGAGCCTTCCCGGCGCTCGGCCAGGTTCTTGTCGAGAATGCCCGCCGCGTTGCGGGACTGCGATTTCAAATCGTTGTACAGCTGCTTGTTCTGGAGGTACGCGGTAAGCGCCGCCTTGACCTGCATGTCAGCAAAAATGTCGCCGGTTTTCAAAGCCTGCGACAGTGATTCCATCATGGCCTTGGCTTTGGCCGGGTCTGTTTCCTTGCTGATTTTGGCCGTGGCGGCCGCCATTGCCTCGGCTTTTTTCGGGTCCGTCTTCTGGATGTACTGCTGGGCCAATGCCATGCTCGACTCCAGCGTGGACATACCTTTCTGCAGCCCGGTTTGCATCGAGCCTTCGTAATCGATACCGGCCTTTTTGTAGGCATCGACCGTATCCGAAGCACCGATTTTGCCCATCCAGTTTTTCAGGTTGTTGGCCGCCTCGTCAGAGCTGCCCGCCGTCTTCATCTGGACTTGCAGCATTGCGCCGAGCTGCGTCACCGCGTCCATGCCGGTGATACCGATACTGCCCATGTTGGCCAGCAGTTCGGGAAACCACTTGGCCATGTCGGAGGCTTCGAAGCTGCCCGCCTGCCCTTGGTACGCGATGGCTTCCAGAGCCTGCTGCATTTCCTTGGCGTCGGTGATCTTGGCGTTCTGCCCCAGGGCATTGATCATCTTCGCTGTGTCGGTCCCTTCGGAACCCTGACCGACCACGAATTTGGCAGCAACCGGCGCATATTCCAGCGCCTTGCTCAGCTCCATACCGGCACCGACCAGCTGGTTGACCACGTCGGCGACCTGATTGCGCTCCATCCCGGTATCACGGGCAGTCGTGATGATGGTCCGCGACATCTCCGCTTCTTGCGGTTTGTTGGCTATGCCTGCCTTGATCGCAATGTCACGAACAACCGCCCCGAAGTCCGCGCTGATTTTCGTCGGGATCGCCAAGGCACCCGCCGCTACAACGGCTTGACCGACCGAGCTTTTGACGGTCTCCCGTCCCTCGCTCATCTGCCGCCGACCCTTGGCCTGCAGCTCGGCAGAACGAGCCGTGCGGCCCATGTCCTTGTAAGCCTTGCTCAGCCGCCCGACCTCGACGCCCTGCGCTTTCAGGCTGTCGAGGTTTGAATTCAAGCGTGACAGTAACGCGGTCGCACCGGCCTGGCCCGTGGCATGGGCTTTACGCCATTCCTCGCGCAGCTTGATGGTTTCGCCAATCGTACTTTGCAGGACGCGAGCCTTGGCCCCCTTGTCGTCCAGCGCCTTGATACGGCTCTCAACGTCCTTGAAGGCCTTGCCCACGGTCGCGCTGACCGCGCCACCGATGACAAGGCCCAGCTTTAAACTTTCACTCATAGACCACCCGAGGCGTTCAAAGGGGGATCAATCCGTGATCCACCACAGCAGTTCGTTGAACGGCATGGTCAGGATATCGGCAGCGGAAAAACCCGTCTCCGCTGCTACCTTGCGCGCCGCCATTTTCATGGTCTGGGGATTACAGTTCATCCTCTTCGACCAGGCGAAAATAGCCTTCCTGCAGGCGCCGATAATCGCGCTGGGTCATACGGTCCAGATCGTCCTTGCCTGCCTCGATCAGGCTGCAGAACAAGTGGAGTTCGTGGGCCTCGGGGCTGCCATTGGCAGCGGCCGCTGCAGCGCGGGTATCCCTGACGCAAGGTGCGCGCATTGTTACCTTGTCGACTTTCACGGTGTTGATTTCCACCGGGTACTTCAGCGTGATGATCGCGCCTGAATCCGTCAGGACGATCCACGACGGCAGCGGAGTGGTTTCGTTGTTGCCAGTTACTCGAGTCATGTTCGTTCCTTAAAGGCCGAGGGCGGCGCGTTCTGCTGCGAGCTGGTCCACGCCGTCGATCACGCGCACCATGTTCACCATGTCGATCTCGTAAACAACACGACCGTCGACTTCCAGCTTGTAGTAGGAGACGGCGAGGCTGTGCTTGATCTCCGCCACGGTGGCGGGCTTCCACTCGCCCGGATCGACTTCTTTCAACATGCCGCGCAAAGTAGCAACCACCGGTGTGACAACGCCTTTCAGGCCCTTGAAAGAGCCTCTGAATGTGCCGTTGAAGGCGGTCTGATCAGACAGGCCGAAAAATTTCAGCGACTCGCGGCGCACGCCATTGGTCGTGAAGCTGGCTTCCATCTTTTCCAGGCCCATGTCGACCTCGACCGGACCGGCCATGCCGCCGCCGCGGTACTCCTCGGTCTTGAGGGTCATCTTGGGAAGCGTCAGCCCCGGCACGTCACCACTGAAGTTGATACCGTCGACGAACAGGTTCGTGTTGGAGAGGGTTTGCGGAATCATGTAGAGCGCTCCTTAAGCGGCTTCGAGGACTTCGGTCAGCCACTGATTGGTGACTTCAACGCGGAAATTCGGGTTTTCGGCAGGCGGCACGTCGGTGAAGCGAATGTTCCAGTACACCTTGCCCTGCTCCAGCTGGCTGGCAGTGTTCAATTCGGTGTCTGCGTAGACCTCGAAATTGATGATCGCCCCTTGGTTTTTCAGGTCGCGCATGAAGGCTTCCAGGCCGTCTGTCACGTCCTTGACGTAGGTTTTGGTAATCGCGCGGTCGACCGCCCACTTGTGCCCCGCCTGAATCGCGTCCATGACGATGTCGAGCGTGCGGACCCGCGTCACGAACGCCCACTTCGCATCACTGGACAACGTGCGGTTGCCCCAGAGGCGATAGCCGTCGTCGCGAATGATCGTCGCGATATTGGCGTTGTTCAGCAGGTTGGCCCGGCACGTCGCATCACCGGCCAGGTACTCGACTGGACGCGTGGTACCGGTGATGCCGACAAACTCCTTGTTCGACGGCGACGCCCAAAAACCGTACTCGGCGTCAGTCCAGGCAAAGAGCCCGGCGACCCAGGCCGACGCAGGGGCATCGATAGTCTTGCTGGCTATGGTGTCCCAATACTGAACGCCCGGATCTGGCATGAAGATGCGCTTGCTGCCGAAGTTTTTGGCATAGGCTATCGCCGCCTCATCGGTCGTGCCTGGCCCGTCGACAATAGCAATGGCGCGCAGCTTGGCAGCCAGACCATCCATCGCGGTGGCCACGGCCAGCGTGGCCGAATGCTTCGGTGCGATCAGCAGTCGCGGCTGGGCATTGAAAAGACTCTTGCCGTCGATCAGCGCTTGAAGGCCGGTACGCTTGCCAGACGCGAGCACACCGCCGATGACGGCAGAGGTCAGTTCCGCAGCGGTCGAACCTGCCGCCACGCCACATCCAACGATAACGGCCTTGGCACGCGTAAAGATCGCTTGGCAGGCCTTGGTGATCGGAGCGTCTGCGCCCCAGGCCGCAATGGCCTCGCGCTCACTGGTGATCATTTTCAGCTCGTTGACGGCTGCCAACTGGGCGACATCAGGCGCGGTACTCGGGGTGAAGACGTCGCACAAACCGATGATCGAGGACGACGGCAGCGCGATGGTGCGCGCCCCGGTATCAACGGTCGTCATGGTGATGCCGTGAAAGAAACTCATAGAGCCAATCTCCAGATATGGAAAAGCCCCGCGTAGCGAGGCCAAAGGGAAAATAGAACGGGAACGAAAACGCCCCGGTTATGGGGCGCTCAGGAAGGACAGCGATACAGCGCCGACTCCTATTTGGTTGGCCAGCTCGATGACTGGACCTGCTCGACGATCACAGCCTGTCGAATGCGCTCCTCAAGCGCTGCTTTGCGCGTCAGTGCGGCATTGCGCGCACTCAACGAATCATTGCCCACCGCCTGCACTTGTGATGCCGTGTGCATGCGGTAATCCCCTGCACCCTTTGCGTCGACGCACCAGACTGGTGTTTCCCAGCTTTCGGCCGGGGCCGACAGCGAGGACAGCACGGCCGCCATCAAATTGGACTGATCAGTCGCTTGCGATGGATAGGTGTGAGGCTCGCCCAGCGCACTGCTGATAAAACCGCCGACGATGGCAGCAGCGCATGCGCTGCTAATCTCGACCAGCTTGCTGGCCTTGATTTGGTCAAGATTGACCGGCACAACAGGCAGGGTGCTGCTCAGCACATGGTTTTCATCCACCCAGCGTGGTTGGTGCGCGCTGGCTTCCCACTCGTCCTGAGAGAGCGTTACCAACAGATCCGCGTCAGGCAGGATGCAATCCAGAGCCTCGGTGTCAAACCAGCCGATCACCTCGCGGGTGATCGGGTCGAAGTAGGCGTAACGCATTGATTAATACTCCAGAATCAGAACGCCAGGGAGTCCGGGACTCCCAGCGCCACCGTTAGCCGTGCTGCCTGCGGAGCCATACCCTGCGCCACCGCCACCGCCACCGCCGCCAAAACCACTACCGGTACGACCGGTACCACCAGCACCCGCACCGGCGCGACCGCGACCACCGGCCGTACCAAACGGGCCAGGACCACCAGGGCCGCCGTCACCCCCCAGGTACTGCCCACGGGCATCGGTTCCGTCAGAGCCACCGCCAGCCCCCAAGCTGGCCGCAGAACCACCAGCGCCGGTGGTAATGTCGCCACCTGCCCCTCCGCCACCAGCCGCGAGCGCCAGCAAGGTGCCGAAACGCGTTACCCCTCCGGCCCCACCATTTTTCCCGGCCGTGCCGCTTCCCGCCGTCGCTCCCGCCGCACCGCCCCCGCCGATTGTGATCGCGTAGACAGTTCCCGGCACAACAGTGATCGGTTCCGCAATCACAAACTGACCGGCGTTTCCACCACCGCCGCCTCCCGCCCCCTGCTGCGATAGCCCGCCACCGCTGCCACCCCCACCACCGCCAGCGCTCGCAGACACCCAAACCATCGTGACGCCGTCCGGGCAGGTCCAACTGCCGTTTGCGGTAAAGCGAACTATCGATTTCAGTCGGCTCATTTCCGAACGCAGAAACTCGGCATTTACGATCTGTTTGGACACATCGCCCGGCGCAGGTGTGGGAGCGGTCGGAGTCCCGATAAGCGCCGGGCTGTCGACGCGGGCCAGTTGCATCATGGAACAGCGATTGACTGCCCAGTACGAAGTCCCGCTGGACGCCAGTTCGATCATTTCAAACGGCGCGAGCACCAACGTCAGACCGCTTACGCCCGTGAGGATATTTCCAGACGGAACGGTCAGCGTGATAGATGCGTTCCCGGCGTTGTTTCGGAACAGGAACGTGGTGCCATCCGGCACAGTGGTCGCCGCTGGGAGCGCGATATTGGCATTGGGCGACGTGATGTTGAACCAGCATCCGTTTTGCGCTGGGCTAACCGAATAGGTAGAAGCCGACACCCCAACACCCACACCGATAAACTTCCGCGCCCAGCTGCGCACAAAATCTTGCGTTACCAGCTGATTGCCCGCCGTATTCGTTTCCGGCGTAGGACCTTTCGGCGTGCCTTTGAAAACAGGCGAGTCCGCCGTTAACAGCTCGGTGAACACTGGCCCGTTACCACCCACCGCAGCGGATGCAGTCCAGGTTTTGCCGGTAGAGAAATCGGTGAAAATACCGCTGTAGCCGTTGGAGTTATCCCGACGCCCCGTAATGCACCACATGCCATAACCCGGCGACCCACCACCCGAATCCAGCGGGACCGTAACGCCATTGAGCTTGCTTGCGCCGACGTTGATATAGCCGCTCCAGCCGCCCGGCTTGGCCCAATCGCTGTTTGACGCAAGCACCAGCGCCACGGGCGCGAGCGTGCCGATGTTGTAGGTGCCGAGGACATTCCACAGCGCCGACATCGTGGCGATTCTGTTACTGCTGTCGACCACCGACGGCGTGGGGGCCGTAGGTGCTCCGGTCAGCGCTGGTGAATCTGTCGGGGCAAACTCGCGCCAAGTGGTCCAGCCACCGGCCGCCTGCGTGCGCCAGAACAGATTTGGGTAGCCGCCCGCTCCTGCCAAGGCCGCAAAAATCTGCAGTGCGCCGCCGTTGTTGTAACGCGCGCAAATCAAGGTCGCATTGGCAGTGGCCGGGATGTTTAAGCCGGTGGAAGCCATGCGGAACATCCCGCTTAAAGGGGCGTCGTTTGCATCCAGCACGAGCGGTGCAGAATCAGTTCCGATGCCAAACAACGCCAGCAAACCACGACTGAAAGCGGTGGTTGAAATACTGGTGTCGTTGTCGGTCAGCGCGGGAGTAGGAGCCCTTGGATCACCCGTAAACACCGGGCTGGCAATGGGGGCCCTTAACGCCAGGGCGTTCATCATCGTGGTCGAGAAATTGGCATCGTTGCCCAGCGCGGCCGCAATCTCGTTGATCTGGTTCAGCGTCTCCGGCGCAGCGCCTACGAGGACCGTAAACAACTGCTGAACAAACGCGGTTGTAGCCAGCTGCTCGTTGTTGGACGACGCGGCTGGAGTGGGCGCTTTCGGGGTCCCTGTCAGCACCGGGCTTGCCAAGTTCGCCTTGGTCGCCAGCGCACTATCGACTTGCGTTTTGGTGTAGACATCCGTCAGGCCATAGCCTGCAACGGTCGTCGGGTTGGTTGCCGCCACCACACGACCATATTTGTCGACGGTGACACTGCGATACGCACCTGGCTCGACGCCTGTTCGGCCCCACACCATCTCAAAGCTCAGGGCCGTAACACCTAAAGAGATAGGCCCGTCCGTGACCAACTGCCAGCCGCTGTCACCGTTGACACTCCCCTGCTCGACCTGCACCAGCAAACCCGGCGTGACGCGCAGGTCGGTGTCAGCATCAGCTGCCCGAGCCCAGACACCGGCAGCCGTTACATAAATGCCGTTCTCACGCGCAGCCGTCTGCTTGATGACCAACACACGACGGCCCGCTGGCACCGCCACACCATCAACGGTCTGCAGGCCGCTCAGGGCGATGTTCGCCGTGGTGGCCACCAGAACCGAATTTTTGAAGTCCTGCCGCGCCAGCTCACTGGTCACAAACTCGCGTGTCGCCAGCACCACGCTAGGGTCAATTTTCAGTTCGACACTGGCCGAGTTGCTGACGATCAGGTTCATCCGCACGACCTGCGTGCGTCCCGAACCCTGCGCCAGCAATGGCTTGAACGACGGCGCGCAGTTTGCAACGGCCACAAGATCGCCATCCGAATCGTACAGGCCTATCTCGCGAATCCATTTGCCACCGACCTCGGCCGGGATGACCTGCTCAGCGATGATGATCGCCGGGTTGGCAGGGTCTTGCGTAAGCTGATTCAGGGGTGCTCGACGCCACTCATTGATCAGCGTTTTTTGTGTGGCATCCGGCTTCGGATCGGTTTCGTTGGCGTCCCCGACACCCATCTGGGTAATCTTCCAGCCGATGCCCAAGGCGTCGGCATTGGCTTGTTTGGCGACGCCGATATTGGTCAGGATGGCGTAAAACTGCGAGTTTTGATCGATCATGAATACACATCCAGGGTGTCGATAGTTTCTTCACGTCCGCCACGGCCGATCACACCCGAGACGACGATGTCTCGCGATTGCGGTGGGTAAACGTCGATGATGTCGCCCTCTTGCACAGAGGCGCTCAGGTAGGTGCTGCCAGTGGTTTCAAGGCTGATGGCAAGGCCGATCAGATGACGGGAGACCGGCTTGGCGTCATCGATCAGCGCCGTCAGCTCTTCGTACATCTGTTCCGTGATGCCGGTATCCAGCACGCCTACTTTCAGCTGGAACGTGCCGGGCTCGCCCAGCGGGTTGAGCTGCCACCATTCCACGATGTCGATCAGATACCCCAAAGGCTCGACCACCCGACGCAACGCGCCGATGGTGCCCTTGTGCGCGTGGACATAGAACGAGGCCTTGACGGCATTACGCTTGACCGGCTCCGACCATTTCTCGTCCCAGCGGTCGACGGACCATGAGGAGGCCAGGTGCGGCAGCAACTCCACCGGACAGGTGTCCGGGTTGTAAAGTGTGCGCAGGGGCACGGGCGTGGCATCGACTATCGCAGCCTCAATGGCACGCTCAAGCTGCGTACTGTTGTTGGGTAATAGACTTTTCATGTCAGTCACCCTTGACCAGCGTGAAGCCCTTGCAATAGGCGGCCTGTGACTTGCTGGGAAGAATGTCGAGCCAGTCGGCCAGGTCCACGCGACGAACGCCTGCGATGTGCAGCTGGGCGTCGATAGCCGAGCGTGCCACTTCAACACCCAAACGACGCCGAGGATTGATCCAGGCCTTCAAGCGCGCTTCGCACTGCGCCAGAATGGTCTCGTTCTCCGAGCCAGTACCCACCATATGCACCACCGCGTTGATGGTGTAAGGCAGGATTTCAGCGCTCTGCACAATCAACCGATCACCCAGCGGACGAATGTTCTCGTCACTCAGGTAGTCGCGCACCTCGTCAAGCAATGACTGGGGGGCGATGCCGGTTTCACTCAAAGCCAGCACCGTGACGACCACCGTAGAGGGTGACGGACTTTCGGCCGTGGCATCAGCAACCAGTCCCGACGAGTTCCGGGCATGCAGGATGTAACTGTTACGCGGGCCTGCAGTAGTCAGTCCCTCGTATACCAGCTGGATACGCTCGCGCAGCGCGTCGTCCTCTTCCTTCACCTCAGCCGTTGGGGGAAAGGTCGTCAGGTCTTCGGCCTGGATCACCAGGCGTTTGAGGTTGACGTTGAACGCCAGCTGATCCAAGTCAGATTTACGGGCGTAAGCCAGCAGCAACGCTTTGCAACCATCGTTGACACGGGCGCGATTCCCGAGCTTGTTGTAAGCACCCAGTTCAATCAGTTTCGTGACGGGATCGCTCTCAAGCGCAGCATTCCAGTTGTTACCCATCCAGTCCCGGAAAATGCCCAGTGCTTCCTCATAGGTGGTTTCAACGTCCAACGGTTCCAGCACTTGCGGCGCAGGCAGCGCCGACAGATCCACCGCACTCATGCTGTGACCTCCAACGTGAAGCTATCGCCCTGATATGTGCCTTTCAAAGCGAACGTGACCTGCCCGTCGATCACCGAGATAGCCCTCACGGATTCGAGCTTTACCCGTGGTTCCCAACGCCCGATGGCCCGGCTGACCTCGGCTTGCACCGCGCTGCGCCAACCGGCCGTCACCGGCAAATCAACGAACCGGGCCAGTTTGCTGCCGTACTCGGGCCGCATTCTGCGACTCCCTTCTGGCGTGGTCAGAATGTCCGCAATGGACTGACGCAGGTGATCGAGGCCCGACAAGGGCAAGCCCGTCTCGCGGTCCATTCCGATCATCGTGATTACTCCAGTGGCTCAAACTCTTCATGCGCGTTCAGGTAGGCCAGCGCGTCGGCATCGGAGGAATCCACCGAGGTAACGCCCTGTGCTACGTCGACCAGGCTGCCGTTGGGCAGCACCAACGTTCGGGAAGTGAATACCGTGTCCCGGAAGCCGATCTGTGCAGATTCCGGTGCAGGCGACGACGCACGCGGAGCGACGGTGATAACGAGATCCGTGGACGCGGTCTCCGTTTTGGTTTTGCTCATGCTTTTCTCCAGACGCAAAAAACCCGCATAGCGCGGGGATGGTCAAACGATGGGATCAATGCTTGTGGTGATTGCTGTTGCCCAGGGTGTCGAGGATCGTCCCCATACCTGTTACGTTGCCGGTGACCAGCAGCGCTCCGTCGATTTTCACGTTGCCCGTGAGGTTGATCGAGGCCGATTGAACTGTCGCGGAATCATCCGTCACGACCACCGTTGAAGCGCCCACCTTCACGGTGACGGTGCCCGTCGGCAGGTTGACGGTGTAGCTCTTGGCCTGCCAGTCGTAAACCAATGAACCGCCATCGTCGAAACGCCAGACTTCGACGTGGTCTCGGTTATCGGGCGGCGCGCCTGCATTGCCATAGAGTCCGGGAATAAATGTGCCTTGTGCAGGATCGCCGCTTGGACTCAGTATCGCTCCCTGCTCGCCAAGCGTTGGTGCCCGCCAGTGCCTGGCTTTTCCGGCAGCCAGGCTATGCCAACGAATCCACGCGCTGACCCAATCGCCATCTGAAACACGGCACATCGGCGGGGAAGATGTCAGATCAACCGCCACCACGTAGACGTTCATGATCAGACTCGCAATCATTCGGTCATGCGCTGCGCTCGCGTAGCTCATTCAGCTCCTCCGCAGATCGATAGAACTCTTCATTGCCTGGCCCGATGTCAGGGCTGAAACCCCAGACCAAATTGCCAGGCGGCTGATCGGCCCACGGCCACTGCTGCTCGCCCAAATAAATGCCCTGCGTCCACTCGATCAGCCAGACCGCGTAGCCATCCAATTCGGGGCGGGACCAGTCCTGAGCGGCCCGGACAAACTCAGCTTCGTTGACAGGCAAGCCCCACGTCTGTCCGCGCAACAAGACTGCCAGCTGGGTCGCGGCAAATGCGGCTTGCTTCTGGCACTCCTCACGCTCTGACCCGACAATAACACGGCCTTCAAACCGTGCGATGAATGATGATTCGCCGGTGCCTTGATCGATACCGGGCTCAAACTCCGATACTTCCAACAGCACTGCTGGCACGGCTATTTGTTGCAGCATGTCGGGCATGGTGCCGACATACTCCAGCCCGCCAATTGCGTCGCGGATATGGTGCTCAATCGCTACATAGAGCTGATCGAGGCTGAAAGCTTCGTCAGACACGGGCTGTTCCTCTCAGATACTTCTGCAGTTCGAAGTTGAATTCCTGCTTGAGGATCTCAATCAAACGCGCGTCGGCACGTTTGACCCACTCATCAAAATGCGGCCGCGCACCTTCGAGCGAGACCTTGGCCTTGGCGAGTGGGAAGCGGCTGCCATTCTCTTCAATGAAACCCGACCGGCGTTTTCCCTGACGGGTTTGTTCGTACTCGCTCGCATCAAAATGCTTGCTCGCCGTGCGGATCCATACGTCAGGACTGCCGCCATACACCGTCTTCAGAAACGCGCCTTGATACCGGCGACCCGCGACCGTTACACCGGCACGGTTCTGCCGTGCCCGGCCGATTCGGCTGGCCGACATCGCGTCTAAACCCATCCAGAGTTTTCCGCGCATCGCGCCAGCGGTGACCGGGTAAGCACGCAGACGCTGACGCACTGCGGTCACAGCGATTCGCTCTTGTCGGCCGATGGCCCTGGCGATATGCGTGCGCAACCAACGAAGCGTCTTGTTGATGGCACGCCGCTGGGCCGCTGCCGCCGCTTTGGGAACCGCTGCCGCAAAGTCCTTGAAGGCATCAAGATCCCCCGCAGAAGGCTGCAGGGTGATCATGCCGTCCTTGGCCGACTGCTTGTAGAAACTGCCTATGGTCATCGCTTTAGCCTCAGGATAAGAGACACCCAGCCTGTACCGTCTGGTTCCAGGCCGACCAGGTCATACCGACCGCCACCGTCCTGCTCAGGCAGGTCGATGGAGACGATCTGACCAATCGCAACCGGAGTGGCGTCATGAACGCGTATCGTGAAGTGCGGTTCCCTGATGCCGGTGTTGATGCGTCCGAGCTTAGGTTGCAGCCACGGGATTGAAAGAAATCCCGCGATATCGCGTCCGTCGACGGTTGCGATATCGCCCAGAGATTCAAGGATCTGGGAGTCCATGTCCTCAGCCAGTTCTCGAAAGCTCATGTTCAGTCACCGTCGGTTTCGTCAGCAGCTTCGTCACGGCTTGCTGCCTGGGACTGGATAGCCTCTTGCGCACGAGGGTCCGTGCTCAAGGCGATACGCCCTTCTGCAACCAGCGCATCCTCCATCTCTTTGCTGGCCGGGTTATATGGGCTGCCTCTGAGGATGACATTGCGCCCCTCCTGAATGCAGCCGTCCACCACGATATAGCCGGGCTTCTTGGCCATCTCACACCACCTTGGCGTAGATGAATGCGTCCGGCTCCAGCAAACCGGCGAGTGCCGCGCTCTGAAGCTTCAACCAGCGAGCGCTCGGCTCCTGGGTCGTCCAGCTCTTGGGGAAGCGCGCCGCCTCGACCAGCCCGCTCTCGATGGCTTCCAGATCCTGAATCGCACCGTAAAGCATGGCGTTACGCGTGGACGTCGCGCCCAGAATCAGGCCGCCCGCTGGGATCATGGGTTGCTCATCGCCTTCGTCATCCAGATACCACTCGTCATAGCCGTAAAGGTCGACGCCAGGATCGTTCAGGTAGCCGAGATACGTGACGCCGTCCGGCAGCTCTTCCGGCTTGATGAGGCCCATGTCGACGCGGCGAGTGTTCAGCTGCTTGATGACCGTCAGGTTGGACTGGAATGCATCAAGCGCCTCTCCGCCCAGCGCAGCAGTGTTGGCAGTGCGGCCGGAGTCTTTGGCAATCTTGCGTTTCCAGGTGCGCAGGTTGCCAATCGGATCAGAGTTGTCAGTGCCCCACTGGCCGGTGCCCAGCGTTATCTTGTGATCGTTCGCCATGAGAAAATCGATGGTGTCATCAACGCCGTCGCCCAGCACGCGGACCTTGCCGGTGGTCAGTGCCTGGGCACACATCCACTCCTCGCGACGAATGATCTCGTCATCCAGATCGCGCAGATCCTTGCCCAGCATCTGGCCTGCCCGCTCCAATGGCGTCCGGCTGGAGAAAGGGTTATCTCCTGCCGAGCGTTTGAGGACCAGTTCCGCAGTGGTTTCTCGCTTGGGCTGGATGTAAGGCGGCGCGTAGGAGTCAGTCCGGTAACCGTCACGCAACGAAATGCTGCCGGGCAGGCGAGGATGAACAAACGGCGCCATTTTGCGCTGGCCTTTGACGATATCAATGTCCACCGTTTTGGTGGGAAAAGTCACGGGGCTGCCGCCATTGAAGAACGTGTTCAGCAGAAAGCGTCGCGCCGTGGGCATCTGCTCGACGGCTTCAAGCATGGTACGGGTGTCAAAAATATCCATTAGAAGCTCCGGTTAACGAATGAACAGGCACAGCGGCCGCAGGGCTGCTTTTGCTTTGGCGAGTGACAGGCCTTCGCCCAACATGAGCTCAGAGCCCAGCACCTCGCCGGTGAGAAGGATCGATGCTGGATAAGCACCGCCGGTGGTGTCTACGTCTTGGTCGAGCACAGCCTTGGGTGCCTGAGAGCCGTTGTCGGCAGCGGCGGCGCTGAGCACGTACTCGCCCGAAGCGTCGACCTGACCGAGCACCGCGCCACGCTTGAGCTTCTGGCCTGCCGCAATGATTCCGGTCTCAATCACCACAGGGAATGCACCTGCCGAGAGATGACTGGGGACGTAGGTCTGACGGGTTGGATTACTCATGATGTTCTCCTGATCAGCGACGCGAAGCGCCCGCGACAATGGCTCCGACTACGGCTTTGCGCTCACCCTGAGCGTTGCCATCGGCGGGTGTAGAGGTCGACGCACGGGTGCTGTCGGCCTTTATGGCGCTCAACGAAATGCCACGGTCCTGGGCAGCCTTGAACAACTGCAAGGCGGTTGCCTCAACCGAGGCCCCGGAATCGATGGCCGCCGTGATCTCGGCCTCAAAGCCCTTACTGGCCAGGCCGTTGATGCCCTTGATGCGCTCCCGCTCAGCGGTGACCGCCTGCGTGCTGGCTTGCGTACGTGCAGTCTCCAGTTCGGACTGGCTGGCCTGGGTAATTTCGATGGTGTTTGGGTCGGTGCCAGCGGCCAGTGCTTCGCGCAGCTGAGCGGTGGAGTTGACGGTGGTCATAGTGAATGTCCTCGGTTGTGTCGCGGCCGGTTTGGCCAGTTCGGTAATTAGTCCTTCCAGCGAGCCCAGGCGGTGAGCAAGGCCCGATTCAACGGCGGCGGCACCTACCCGCAAGCCGCCAAAATCCCCCATTGCGGGAACATCGTCAGAGTCCACGCCAAGGTTGCGGGCGACCTTGGCCACAAAGACCTCGCACATTGCATCGACGGTTTCACCGACCTTGGCACGCCCCTCTTCGGTGGCCATGTCCAACCGCTTATTAGGGGCGTTGCGACTGACGATCTGGTAACGCTTGCGGCCGCTGCTGGCCTCACCCTCGACCACGGCTTCCACCACAACGCCAATGCTGCCGAGCAACGCCGTCTCATCGATGACAATCTCGCTGGCCGCAGACGCCAGCCAGTAAGCAGCGCTGGCCCCCGTTCCACCGACGTAGGCCACAATGCGCTTACGCGCACGCCCCGCATGGATCTGGTCAGCCAGCTCGTTGATGCCCGCCGCCACTCCGCCAGGGCTGTCGATGTTGAGGATGATGGACTTGATGCTTGGGTCATCCAGTGCCGATTGCAGGTCGGTGGCCAGCACCTGAGTGCTGGTCGCGCCACTGATCTCGGTAAACAGATTGGCGTAGCGAAAAACCGGACCGACCACCGGGATAATGGCGACGCCGTTGCGAACGCTGACCGTGCGGCTGTTCTCCAGCCGAATACCGGTTTTGCTCTCCAACGCACCCGGATCGCCCATGCGGTCGGCAATGGTCAACAGGTTATCCAGGGCGTCAGGCAGCATCAGCCAAGGCTGCGATGCAGCCAGCTCCAATGCGCGGGGCATGGTTATTCCTCGTTGGGTTGTGTGGGTGGGTCAGCGATGACGCCGCCTTTGGGCAACATGTGCAGGTTGTCTGAGCGTCGCTGCTCAACTTCGCGAACACGCTGGCGGTAGACTTGCTGCCAGGGCTCGCCCGTCATCGCGGCCGTTTCGAGGGTTTCGTTGCTGACCCCGATTTCGATTCGCTTACCTGCTGCATTGGCCTCTTTGAGCTCATCGATAGCGCCTCGCGCCGGGCCGATCCAGATCCCCTGACAGTAAGCTTTACGCTTTGCAGGGTCCGCGTAACCCGGCAGGTGGATCAGCCCTCTGGCCACCGCCTCATCGATGATCAATTCACGGCTGGGCTGACAGAAGTCACAGGCCAGCCACCAGCGCCGAACGCTATAGAACCGCCAGGCTTGGAGCATTGCAGCGCGAGCCGCGCTGTAACTGCTGCTGTAATGCAGCAGCAACTCCTCCATCGGTTGCTCCAGCGCCGCACCGATCTCTTTCACGACCGCAGTGAAGAAGGGGTCGAACTGGGCATTGGGTCGAGCCGGATTGGCAACCACCGGCTCCTCGCCCATACCCAGGTCGACAATGGCACCCTCTCCTAACGCCAGCTCACCATCATCGGTGGTATCCCCGCCCGCGCCCTCGTTACCCATGGCGGACATGGGCAAGTTCGAGACGTTGAAGTCGTTGTTCTTTTTGATGAACACCGTGAACATCGCCGAGATAACCGCTGCCATCAACTCGGCACTGCTGTAGCGCTCCAGCTTCTGCAGCGGTTCCAGCACCGGAGCCAAGTAGGGAGCACCTCGCTTCTGGCCCGGCCTTTCCTTGTCGGACATGACATGCATGACCCGACGTCTGCCGGTCACATCACCGAACGCAGGCAGGCGCTCCCATGCCAGGTTCTGGCCTGCCAGATACTCATTGGGATAACCGTTGCAGACGTGATACGCCAAGGGGGCTCCCAACCGGTCAAACTCCACACCTTCAACCATGTCTGCGCGGTCCATGCCCCCGTCCGGGTTGCAGACACGATCCGATTCGATCAACTGCAATCGGGTGCTGAAGATGCAGCCTGGACGTTCATCGTCAGGACTGGCGATCAGGACGTCGCCGCAGACCATAGCCGAGATAAGCACCAGCGCCTGCAGTTGGTAGTGATTGAGGGTGGCTTCGGCGTCACACTCGTGAGGGTCATCGGCGTACAGCGACCAGATCCTGTCCAGCTGGGCGTTCAGTTGCTCGGCCTGCTGCTCGTCGATGCCGACAGCGACATGATCGATCTGGGCACGGCACACAAGGCCGGTGCCGACCACATTGGTGCGCAGACGGGTGATAGCCGCCCGAGCGATCAGATGGTTGCGCATGGCATCACGCGACCGGGCTACCAGCATGCGACGCTCGCTGTGGTGCAGGTCGCGCCTGGCACTGCCCAATCCCGGAATCCAGCCTGCCATGCTACGCAGCACACGCGATGCACCGCGCCAGCGGGTTTCAACCCCGCCACCGCCACCCTGCGCTTTGGCAGGCGACCCTTCAGACACAGACTTGGCGAGCTTGAGTGCCTCTCGCATCAACAACTCGGCAGGGTCTTTACGGAAAAATCCCATAATCAAATCACCATGTAGGAGATGCGATTACGCCCCCTGCCCTGCAGCGATGCTTGTTCCAGGGCGACCTCTTTGGCGTATTGCTGTTCAAGCAACCGCAGGCTGTCGAGCTCGGCCCGATAGATCTCGCGATCCGCTCGCTTCAGACGCTGACCCTTTTTTAGGACGTCAGAGATCGCCGCCCGTACTTGCTCCAGGCGCATTTGTGCGTCAGTCATGATTGAACCTCTAGTAGCCTGCACGGCTGCGCGTACCACGACCGCGAGCATTCGCTTTACGTGGCACAGGAGTGACGGCCTGCTCGGTGTTGAAAAGAGTGGGTTGCAGCAGTTGTTGCTCCAGCTGATCCCACTCATGTTCGCGTAACAGATGGGTCTTCAAGCTTCTGGCCGCATGCAGTGCATACACTTCGCAGTCCAGCGCTTCGTTACGGCGGCCCGCTTTCTTCTGCCACACCATCTTGCTGGGGTTGCGCGCGTGCGGGGCCAGTACTTCATTGGTGAGCTGCTCGTAGTAGTCCGAGCGGATCTCGCTGTACCAATGCATCCGGCCCGGCCCTGCGCCGGTGAGTCGAAGACGTCCGTCGATCAGCGTCTTTGCCTTGTGGGTTCCGACGATGTAGACGCGCAAGCCATATTTCGACGCTTTGGTGTTGTCCTGGGAAGAGTCAACCGACGGGGACGGCCGGGTAAAGATTTCCTTATCACGGCTGTCAATCGATGCACCTTTGATCGCCATGATGTTGTAGCGCTGCCGGTCCCGGACGTAGCCGTAGACCGCGTCGCTTGTGTTGCCGTCCGAGCTGTCGATGCTCACGGCAGAAATGACCAGCTGCGCGCCGCCCTCTGTCGCCACCGGCTTGGCGATCAGCCGATCCAGCTCCTGCCAAACGGCGTCATGCGGATCGATGGGATTGCCGTACAACTCGCCCCAGTAAAGTCGCCACGACTCTTCACCTCGGCCCCAGCCGATGACGACCAGCGCCAGCCGGTCCCCCTGAACGTCGACGCCCACCGTAATCAGCAGCACCCCGTTGGGTGCCGTCAGCTCTGCGTAAGGCTCGGCCCGCTTTTCCAGTTCATCGGTTTTGGGTGCATCGCTTTTGTATTCGTAACTCTCCCCCTTGGAGCTGTTGACGAAGGCGATCATCGGCCCGATGTTGCCGTGGGACGCGGCGTGCTCGGCCTGAAGCTTTTTCTCCATCAGCGCCTGGAAACGCGATCCCCAGAAGGTGGCGTACAGCTCGTTGAGAATGTAACCGGCAATCCCCCTAAACTCGGCCGTCGCGACCCAGCGGCCGTGCTTGAGGTTTGCGTTTTTCTGGTTGTCATCCCACGAACAGCCGCAGTGCGGGCAGGCGTAATACGCATGTTCCGGCCGCTTCTTGCCATACACTTCGTGGTGATAGTCGGGGTCGTCCGCACAGAACAGATTGTCGAAGCTCAACGCATGCGACTGTCCGCATTCGTGGCAAGGCACAAGCCCTTCGCGCTTGTCCGAGATCTCCAGCTCCGCGTCAATGGCCGACAGGCCCTTAATGGTTGGGGTGCCGCCGATGATGATTTTCGAGCGACGAAACGTCTTCAAGCGTTCCTTGGCCAGCTTGATGCTGTCCCCCTGCCCCCGCAGGTTGAGGTTGCAGTCGTCAGGCTCCTCGACAGCGACTCTCGGAACCGGCGTGGACTTCACACTCGCCGGACTGTTGGAGCCCACCATTTTCAGAAAACCGCCCGGAAAACGCTTGAAGTCCTGGCGTTGCTGCAGCTTGCGACTGCGTAGATCGACCTTCTTGCGAAGCCTGGGCGTCGCCTCAATCATCGGCTCAAGCTTCTCGCCCACATACTGTTTGGCCGCTTCTGCTTTGGGAAACAGCACCAGGATCGGAGACGGATCGATGTCGATCCACTTGCCTAGGGCGTTACCCAGCACGCCCGATGTCCAGGCCACCTGCGCGGACTTGCGCCCTACTATTTCGGTAACGTTTGGATCGTCCAGTGCCTCAAGCGGACCACCTGGCCAGACCAGGTGCGGGGTCACATCGAACCGGTATTTACCCGGCCGAGCCGCCTCTTCGGCGGACAGCCAGCGATACTTGTCTGCCCATTCGATGATGCTCATGCGCGGCGGTGGAGCCCACTTCAAACAGGCCTTGTGCAGGGACTCACTCGCCGTCTTCCTCAAGGCCCTCCGGGTATGGCGATTCGTCAGAATCTCCAACTGAGTCAGCATCATTGTCATAGTCCGATAGCCTTCTCAGGATGGCCTCGATGGGCTCACGAATCAGTAGATCGTCCACCTCTATGCCATACCGGGCTGAAAGCTCAGCGGCGAGCACATCTGGGAATGTATTGAGCAGTTCGACCTTGGCCGACATGATCATGGCCTCGAAGCGCTGGATCATGTCGGAGGCGATCACCACCTCTCCAAGCTCTTTGGCCAGCGCCAGCTCTTCACGATTTGCCCGGACCCGGTCAAGCCTGTCACGGGACGATTCTTTCTTGCCGTTGAGCGAGGCCTGCTGCATCAGCCACTGGACCACCGCTTCGGTGTCGTACTGATTTTCGTTGCCACGACCCAGACCAAACTCAACCACCGGCATGCCGTCGTGTTGCCACCGGGTCAGGGTGCGTTCGTCCCGGCCAACGATCTCACTCAAGTCGGCCTTGCTGACTTTCCTGCCCATACACAACCCTTTAGAAAGACGGACATCCCTGCAAAAAACTCAGCTGCACAAGAACCGCGAGTCCACGTACCCGTGTAGGGAGCCCCCCTCAGGGAGGACCCAAAAAACAGGGGGTTGGTGTGCCCCCCGATGGGGCATGAAGCCCAGTGACCTCGACTACTTGCTCTGGCTGCGCAGGATCTGGGCGTCGACCTGATCGGCGCAGGTGTCGAGCAGCTTGATGGCCTGATCCTTCAGCTCCCAGACGTCGCCGTTTGAACGAAGATCCGCCTCATCGGCGTTGATGCGTTCGCAAGGAATCAACTCAGGGGGTTCGAGTCGAACCGCTGACGTTTTTGTGACTACCACCGGCTTTGCCGCGCAGGCCGTCAGGCAAAGGCTGAGAAGCCCAATCACGAACCGGCTTGCTGTTGCGCTTGAGGTCTTCAAATTCTTTCCTCGCCTGTTTGGCTTTGCCTTCACTGGCCTTGAGCCGCTTGCTCAGATCAGCCTGATAGTCGGCATTACGCTTGGCTTCTGCCCGTAGCGTGGTGATGGTCGCCTCGCTCTCTTTGTTGGCCGCGATGGCTTCGTTCTTGCTCTTTGTCTCAAGTTGCATGGCACCGGTGATAGCGACGACCCGGTACTGCTGAATGCCGACGAGCAGTACGCCCACCAGCGCGATGATGATTGCGGCGGCTAAAGCCTTCATAGGGAATCCACCTTCCGGCCAATGAAGCGGGCCACCAATTCGCGAATGGCCGTAACGCCAAGAAAGCCAATCGTTCCACCTGCCGCTACCGATAAGCTGGGCGGCCAGGTCATCCACTCAATCAGGCTGGACGCGACCAGACTCAACGAACCGCAGATCAGCGCTTCGAACAAAATCCGGCGCTTACTGGTTTCTTTGGCGTCGTAGAGGATGCGCAGTAGAGAAACGACGATGGCCATGATCATGCCCTGCCACAGTGGATTTGAAATGGCCGCCACGATCCTGGCCCACGTATCTGGTTTGTCGGGCATGGTGCGCATCCGGTTGCCACCCTTCCGGGGGAGCTGAAATGAAAAACCCCGCCGAAGCGGGGTTGGTGACAGCCTTGGGGATGGCTGGGTGAAGCATGCACAGCGGGTGCTCTGACTGTGATTCAGGCGCAAATCGCAGATCGTGCCCACGTTGTACCGGCGTTCGGAAAAACCGAAAAGGGCTGTTTAACGGTTGGACCAAATGTGGCCGCAATACAGCAAGGATACGACCACAATGCGACAACTGGCCCGGACGAACGGTCAGCGCGCCCGAGGGATTGAAGAGCTTGGAAAGGAACCGCTTGCGACCTTGAGGTGACGGTTGGTTTGGGGGCCGACCGGGTAGCCACGTGTCGAGCCGCTGCGCAGTGTGAGAATCAACAGCACCTGCTGATGCAGGCGATCCAACCAGTTGCGATAAGTCCGATCAGCGCCTTCGGCAATACCGACCGCTTTCATCTGCTCCCGGACCGTCGTCATGGCGCAATAACGCTCTCGTGCCAACCGTGCCAGTGGTGCGCGGCCTGACCGTTCCAGCTCTGCCACCGCTGCCTGAACCTCACTGGCAATGTGATCAATCCCGCCCCCAGCACCACCAAGCACCCGCGAACCCGGCGTGCCACGCGGCGGCGCGCCGCCCCATTCGATAATGGCCCCCATCTGGCTGCCCAAGCCGCCGCCTTGGCCGCGCTCGCGCATCTGCTCGCCCCAATGCACCATCAACGCTTCGATTTCCTTGATCACTGCCCTTTCCTCTCGAAATCTGAACCCAACACACAAAACGCCCTACCCAACACAGACCCAACACACTTAAAACCTTTTAAAAACAATGAATTAATAAAGAGTGTGTTAGGTGTGTTGGGTTTGTCGGGTTTGTCTGTCCTCGCATGGAGAAAAAACAACTGCGCTTTAAGCGGCATTAATAACGTCACGCATGCGCGCACGCGAAGCCAAACCCAACACACCCAACACACACGTCTGCACCCCGCGAAAGATGGGCGTTTGATCTGTGTCGGGTTGCCAAAACCGACCCAAAACATACCCAACACACCCGACACACTTTGAGAGGTACTCATGCTGCGACCGCCTTCACGTGGTCCCAGCTGTCGACGTTCCACCCCGCAAGGCGCGCCTTGGCCCGCCAGGCATCGACGGCAACGCCCAAGTCCGGCGCTCTCATTGATGGGGGAAGGGAAGCCTCAGGATCATCGGGCACAAAGAAAGCGCCGAAGCGCCGATCATTGCGTTCAGTCCAGGGTATTGACCGGGTCTTCTCCACCTCCGAGCTGATGAACAGCGAGAACTTCGTCTGGCTCATCACGTGCTCTTTGTTGCGCTGACACCACTCAAGGAACAAGGCGTAGAGGTCCGTTGAAAGACATACGCCCCAGAGCCCGCGACCCAGTTCGCCATACCGCCAAAGGTACAGAAACGTTTGCCACCCGGCCCGACTGAGCGCAACAAGCCGCTCGCGTGACGCAGTGCTGGGCGGGCGGGTGCGTTCATTGAAGTCCCCCAGATCCACACGCAGCAGCCAGCCGTAGAGCGCGGCGACACCGCCATTCTCCAACTCGCGGCCGATGGCTTTCTGTCGGGCGACCGGCAAGGTTTCCATTGGCCACATGACCAACATGCGCCGGTCACTGTCGCTGATCGGCCACGGCAAGATCTCGTTGCTGAGGAAGACCGCGTTCATGTGGTTGGCCTCCTCCCAGCCGTTGATGAACTTCGACTCCATGCGCACGGTCTTGCCGGTGACCAAGTGCTTGATCTTGCCGACTTGGTTGTAGCGCTGGTCACGGCTGACCACCTCTTCGAACACGGCCCACATCTTCCTGCTTTGCCAGGCGTTGAAGTTGCTCTCCAGCTGGGTCTGGCCAACTGTCGCGGCGTACTGGCCGTAAAGCGCGCCGAAGGTGTCGGCGAACAACAGGCTTTTGCCCGAGCCTTCCATGGTGGAGTGCATCAGAACCGCGGTATCCATCTTGGCCCCGAGGTGTTGCAACGGATATGCAAGCCACCGAGTCAGCCACAGTGCAGCAGCCTCATCATGGTTGCAGAGGAATGAGATCAGCCAGCGCAGGTTGGCGCATGCCGCGTCGTCGTTGACCGGCTCCAATGGCAGGCCGTCAAAGGTGTTGATGTAAATGCTGGGGTCCTTCGTCATCGTCGGGTCGAAGACAATGTGTTCGACGTCCACCACCCGCCGCTCGCTGCTGTTCAACCAGAGCGCATAGGTGTCGCCCAAGGCCATCTTGACGGCCCCCTCGGCAATACGGCGTTTCTTCTCTCGATCCCAAACGTCTTTGGTGCCGTCGATATAGACGTAACGTTCCGTGGGACGCATACCCAGCGCACCGCCCTTCTTGCCCGCCATTTTCCGGGCCTGCTCAATGTCCTTTACCTGATCATCAGCGATCAGTTTTTTGTCAGTCGCGTCAAGCCAGAGCTTTGCGATGGGCTTGCCGACTCGCGCCTCGAAAGCCGACTTCTTCATGACCCGGGACTTATCGAAGTCCCAGACATGTGTGGTGCCTTCTACCAACGCAAAACGCCGCAGCACCTGATCAATAGTCAGCTCCTCCCCCGCCCCCCCGTCAGGTGCAGGAGCCGCCTCGCTTGGCGCGTCCGGTGCTGCTGGATGTGGCGTGTCGCTACCCTCAGTTGGGGCCGGGGGAAGATCGCTTGCGCTGGGTCGGGTTGATTGCATGCCGAGCATCCGCGCCGCTTCCTTCACCGCCCTGGACTGATCACCGCCATGCTCCAGTAAGCAGAACACTTCGAATGCATCGTTTTGGTGACCGTTGGCCAGCGGATCAGCCGCATGGTGCGAATACACCTTGCCTTCAGCCACGGTGATTCCCGGCAGCCCGGTACTACTTTGCGGATACAGCCATTTCCCCCCGCGCTTGGTATATCCGTGGCTGCGCAGAATCTCTTCGACGTCGTGGCAGTTGTTGAATTCGTCGATGACAGAAGGCCGCTTGCCACCTGCAGGGGCTGGCTTCGGTTTCGGCTTTTGTTTGCCGGAAGGCTTGGCGTCCTTCGGCAGCCATGGGCACGCAGCCTCCGCGCCCCGCTTGAAGACGTCCCAGTTGTTCCAGACATTCAGCAGATCGCTGATCAGAACCGGAAGCCCCGAAGCATCAGGCGGCGTGCGCCAGGTGTATGGCTGGCCGGTGCCTGGATGAATGGAGGGAGGCAGTACGTCCTGCACCAATCCTGCACGCAATTCAAACACTGTGAACCGCTTGTACTGCTCGGCATCTGCTCGATACAAGGCCTCTCTGGCCGTATCGCCTGCCTCCCGAGCAGCGTTTGCCTTCAGCATGATTGACTTGTGCTTTGACCCGTCCGGGTCGTTTTCATTGGGCCAAGACAGGGAGTGCCGCGTCAGTTCCAGCCCTTCCGGGACCTGAAACAGAACCCGGAACCGCAGAGGGTTACCAACGACAGTCGGGAAAGCCAGTGCAAGCGCATCCAGATCAACGCCCAACAGTTCGTACAGGACGAACCGCGTCCACTGGACATCGTCGACGTCCAACGAACACACCCGACTCGGCCCCAGCACAACGCCGAGGTTATGGTTGGGATTTTTCGTCCAGAACGCCTCGGCCTGGGCCGGATCAACGATGTACTTGCCGGGCTGGTTCCATCCCCTTCCCTTCGGGCCTTTTTCGCCCGGTTGAATCGGTACTAACGCAAAATTGAATGTCTCACAGTAACGACGTGCCCAAGCAGAAAGCGGGATCGGACGATCACTCATCTACGCTGCTCCCGCAGCGACTGACAGTGAATACACGTCTCGCAGCCAACAATGGCAGCACGGCGTGGCTCCGGGATCGGATCGTCGCAGTCTTCACAGAACTGTGAGCTGACCAAACTGGTCGGGATTCGGCGATGCTTAAACAAAGCGACGTCCAACAGGTACTGAGCCTGTTCCGTAGCGCGGTCGATATCGTCAGCCATTGGCACGATCCTCCATCGCCAGACGAGCGCCGGCCATGATGCCCAGCACCGCACGAATGATGTCGTTGCCCTGCTTCTCCAGCAGAGCGACTTCGTGCAGCTCCCATACACCGTCGGCAGCACCGTTATGCATGCCTGAAACGAATTCGCCCGTTTCCGTTAGAAGCTTGCCTACCGACTTGAGCGCATCCTGAGTAGCAGCGACAGGCTCCGGCTGGTACCAAACAGCTGCTGCTGGCCGCATCAAGGCGTCGAGCAAAAGCGGGCTGCCGGTAAGACGAATGACATCCTCCAGCTCATCCGGATTAAGCCAGCGCCGCTCCTCGTCGAGTTTCAGCTTTTTTTGAAGAGCGTCGTTTTCCAACACCATGTCATGGGCAAGAGCGGTAACTCCGCCCTTGTAGTCGCGGCCCGCGCGGTAAAGCGCCTGACGCAACGAAAGCACCTGACCAGCGTCAGGCAAAAGATCCATGCGACTCATAACCGTAAAATCCCCGTTTACGGTGTAGCCACAGGCAGGGGCACCCCCTATCCTACGACCACGACCGATGTGCTGTGCTAAACGTGCTGTGCGGCACGGTTCATCGTTCGAGCCAACCAGGTGAATCTTGTGGTGAGAGGACCTGATCGGCGGAGTTGGCAGTGTTTTGCACTGCCGTTGCTGGGTCGGGGGAATCTTGTGGTGAGAGGTCCCCGGCCCTGCGACTTTTATGCAGCTTCAGAGCCGCGAAGGTAGGCCCAATCGATATCTGGGCGCAGCACCTCGCATACAACCGTGCCTTTCGACTCTCTCTCAATGTTCACTGCAAGGGCGGCACTGGCCCGGCGATTACAGTAAGCAACTTGTCTGAGCTGTCCGGCAGAAGTCCCGCAACGGCGGGCAAACGCGTCAAGGTCCGGTTTATTCAAAGCCTTCAAATATTCGTGCAGGGTCATATGCACCTCCGTTCAGGATGCGCAGATTAGCAATTGCTAATCGATACAGCAATAGCAAACCGTAATTTACTGTTTGCTAACGGAAAGCGATCATTGGGGCATGGATATCTATAAGCAGCGAATCAGCGCTCTGCGCGCCGCGATGGCGGGGCTGAGCCAAAAAGACTTTGCAAACCAACATGGGTTGGACGCATCGTATTTGTCCCAGCTTTTAAATGGTCATCGAAAACTCGGCGAGAAAGCAGCTGCAACCCTCGAAGAGAAGATCAACCTGCATCCTGGGAGCCTGGTGAATCCTGAGCTATTGAGTGGCTCCGATACGGCTGAAATCATAGTGCCCGCTGTTGCACCCGTTGACAGTCGAACGGTGATGCAGTCGCTCGGATTCATTACTATCCCCCACCTCGACGTGGCGGCGTCGATGGGGTCTGGCAATGTTCCGCCCGACTCTCAAATTGAAGTGATCAAGGACATTACGGTCCACCTTGATTGGCTCAAGACACAAGGTTTAGCCTTCTCGAGGATCGAGAACTTAGCGATCATCACCGGCGATGGCGACAGCATGGACGGGACATTTCGCGACGGCGACTCCCTGCTTGTTGATCGCGGGATTACCGAGATCAGAACCGATGCAGTTTACGTCTTCACATTGGATGGCGACCTTTACATCAAAAGACTGCAGCGCATGACTGGCGGGGCGTTGCGCATGATCTCGGATAACCCTTTGTACCCTGCGATAATTATCGAAGGTGCGGACCTTACAAAGGTCCATATTCAGGCCCGAGTCCTCCTTGTGTGGAATGCCAAGAAACTGTAAACCTCGTGCCCATCCAAGCCCGCAATTGCGGTTTTTTTTGTGCCTGAAGGCAAAGGAGTACAGATGTACTCTTTTCGGGGTTGCGAAAAAGATCTTCGCAAAATACTGTATGCATATACATAAAAAGCCAAGGAGGACCCCATGGCTAGCGTAGCGCACAAGCTGGCAGCAACGATGTCTCCCGTACAGACACTTGCAGCTCGACTTCAAACCATTATTCGCTCCCAGTCCGCTCAGGGAGATCGGTATGCGGTGATCTACAAAAAACCAGATGAAGATCAACGGCACTGGGATCAGATCATCGCAGCGATAGACGATACGGAAGGTGTTCACGTAAAGATTCAATCTGACGGGTCCGCACGAATATCGTGGTATCTGCCCGAAGCCCTACGTCGTCCTGAGTGCGGCAGACCCAGTAGCAAAACCGATCATTAATTTAGCATCTGCTATTGCATAGATATTTAGCTTTTGCTAATTTGACTCGTACCCCTCTCACCACAGAGTACGAGCCATGCAAACCACTCAGCGTCACACCCGCTGCCCGGTGTATCTCCACCCAGCAGCGGCTTCCAACCGCGAATCTATAGCCACCATCCAGCGCCAAACTGGCCTGCTGTTGATCATCCCGCCAAAAAGCAGAGATCCGAAAGCAGCACCTGCACCGGCAGTCGATGACTTCGGTCCATGGGGAGGTGATGCGGCATGAAGCAGATCCTGATCGGCCTCACCGGTCCTGCCCGCTCCGGCAAAACAACCGCAGCCAGTCACCTGGCCCACGATCACGGGTTTGAGTGCTACGCATTCGCCGACCCGTTGCGCGAGGGCATCATGGCCATATTCAACCTCAGTCCCGACGATTTCGAAGGCGACAAAAAGGAACAGCCCATCGACTGGCTGGGCCGCTCACCTCGCCAGTTGATGCAACTTCTCGGCACCGAGTGGGGCCGTCACATGATCAGCGCCAACTTGTGGGTCGACCTCGCCGAACAAAACCTTGATTGCCTCAGTGCGGTGTTCGACGGCGTGCCGGGCTTTGTCGTGAGCGATGTCCGCTTCGAAAACGAGGCTGACTTCATCCGCAAACGGGGCGGGACGGTCATTCACCTCTACCGACCAGACGCAGCCGAAGTTAATCCCCACATCAGCGAAGCCGGTGTGTCAGTCCACCCGGACGACTTGGTACTAACCAACGATAGCGGCCTTCAAGAGCTGTATGGCGCATTGGACGAGCTTTATCGCGCCATCCGCTCACGCGGTTTGCTGGCCGTGGCCTGAGGCACTCGTCATGAACAGAACCCTCGACGCTACAGCAACGATTCTGGGCATGAAGCCACGGACATTTCGAGCGAAGTTGCGAGAAATCGGCGTGCTGACCCAAGCAGGCGAGCTCGCACCCAAGCACCGCGACCAAGGCTACCTGTACGTAGATTCGCGCAGCCGCTGGAACAAGAACATTCACGCCTACAGCCACTATGCAGTGGTGATGGTCAAGGAGGCAGGTGTTACCTGGCTTTCGGACCAGCTTGGCATCACGACCACGAAGAAGGACGCCGCAGCATGACTCTGAACGCAATTACTCACGCCGTATGCGCGCTGAAACTGGTTCCTTTGCACCTGAACCACCCAACCATCGTAAGTCGCTCGACGTTGATCGGCGCAACGTCAGAGGCCCTCAGCATGCTGGACGGCTTGCCGCCTGTTACTGCCGAATTGGCGGAAGTATTTCGAGCTGTGGACGCTGTACTGCTTGAGGGCCAAGTCGCTTATGTGACCCCCACGCGATGCCCCGAGCGACCATATGGCGCAGTGGTGGCGGACGCAAAGGGACGGCTTTGCGCGACTGCAACCGGCAAATCGAAAGAGGGTCTCGCGGAGCTGATTCGCCTTCAGTTGGTGCCCCAAAAGGAGGGGCACGGGGAGGACGCTGCGTGAGTGAGACTTTAAGTCAGCTCCGGGAAGAGTTCGCCACGCCCTGCCCCACCTTGGGCACTGTGCGGGAACGGTACTTCTCGCACATATCGAGTGACCGCTACCTGCTTCGCAAGATCAACGCGGGCCGTATCGACCTCAAGGTTACTCGGCTGGGCGGATCGAATAAGGGCCAGCCGGTGGTGTATCTGCACGACCTAGCGACCTATCTCGATGCACAGGCCAAGTTGAAAGCGGCCTGATTCAAAGGTGGTCACTGCCTTCCAGTGACACAACGCACCAGCCCGTCGCCGTCCTCTCACCACCGATCCGGCGACGGGCTTATTCCCAAGGACACAGCACATGCAAGCACAGCACATCATCATTCTGGTAGGCATAGGGGTCTGCTTTCTGCTCCTCACCGTCTTCATCGTGAGAGCAATCAAGCGGGCAATAAGGAGGTCGTACTTGGCGGGAAAATCCGCAGGTATCGCCGACAGCAGCGCGCGAATTGATACATTGAATGCAGCTATAGCAATGCTCGAAAGCGACCGCGAGCACCTTCTGCTCAGCATTGAACTCAAAGACCTCGCTATCAAGCATCTCAAAGAGCAGTTGAGCTCGGGCAACACCAACTCCCTCACTAAAGCCGACCTTCAGGTCATGTCAGACACAGCCATCACTCTGGGGCTGGCCCATAAAACGTGGGTGCACGTCAAAGGCACAGAGCCATGGCGCACTCGGGCAACAACCCAACTTCAGCAGTTGAACGCCATAGTGCTCCGAATCCTTGGCGAGATTCGCGACAGCAACAAACCGACTGAAAGCCCGATTGACGTGGGGGAAGCGGCATGACCTCACTCAATCGCCCACCATTCGATTTCAAAACCCAATACAGCCTGGGCTTCAACGCGCAAGACGACGAGATTGTTGTCGATTTCTTCTGCGGCGGTGGCGGCGCTGGTACGGGGCTGGAAATGGGTCTCGGCCGAAAAGTCAGCGTAGCCAAGAACCACAGCGCGGCAGCAATCAGCATGCACACAGTCAACCACCCAGGCGCGAAGCACTTCACCACCGATGTGTTTGACGGCGATCCGGATACGGAATGCGGCGGCAAGGCGGTAGGCTGGTTCCATATGAGCCCAGACTGCACCCATCACAGCCAGGCCGCTGGCGGGCAGCCACGCAAACGCGAGATCCGTAATTTGTCTTGGATCGGTTTGAAGTGGGCAGGCAAGAAGCAACCCCGCGTCATCAGCCTGGAGAACGTGAAGCAGATCCTGCAATGGGGACCACTGGTGGCCAAGCGTTGCAAGTCTACCGGGCGGGTGGTGAAGCTGGCCGGTGGCGTTGCAGCGCCAGGTGAGATTGTGCCGGTCGAGCAGCAGTTTCTGGTGCCAGACCCTGCCCGGCGCGGCCAGACATGGGCGGTGTTCGTGGCCGAGCTGGAGCGCTTGGGCTATGCCGTCGAGTGGCGTGTGATCCGAGCGTGCGACTTCGGCGCGCCTACCAGCCGGGAACGTTTGTTCATGATTGCCCGGTGCGACGGCCAGGCAATCGTATGGCCAAAGCCGACACACGCCAAGCGCCCTACTAAAGGCCAGAAACCTTTGAAGACCGCCGCCGAGTGCATTGATTTTTCCGACCTCGGCAAAAGCATCTTCGAACGCAAGAAAGACCTGGCTCCAGCCACCCTGCGCCGAGTAGCGAAGGGCATGAAAAAGTTCGTCATCGACAATCCGACGCCCTTCATCGTACCGATTGCGAACTGGTCGGGCGAGACGGTGCAATCGGCCAACGAGCCGCTGCGCACGGTGACGTCATATCCAAAGGGCGGCGCATTCACGGTGGTCAGCCCGGTCATCGCACCAGCGACCCACCAAGGCAGCGACCGCATCAATGATCCGCTGGAGCCATTGCCGACGATCACCTGCGCCAACCGTGGCGAGCTGACGCTGATCAGCCCGACCCTGATCCAGTCTGGTTACGGCGAGCGCGAAGGCCAACAGCGCCGCGTGCCAGGAATCGATCAGCCGCTGGGCACAGTTGTTGCTGGCGGCGTCAAACACGCGCTTGCAGCAGCGCACTTGGTCAAATTTCGATTCAATGATGCGGGCAAAGCGCTGGATGAGCCTTTGCCAACGGTTACCAGTGGAGGCAACTATAGGCGGCCTGCAGGTGCAGCCCACGCTATGGGCGTGTCCACGGTGTTCATGGCTCAGATGAACGGCGGCTTTAACACCACGCACGCCAAGGGCGTCGACGAGCCAATGTCGACGGTCACCAACACCGGAAGCCAGCAGCAACTGGTGGCCGCAAACTTGGTACATCTACGCGGCAACTGCGATGCACGGAGCGTGAACGATCCTCTGCACACCATCAGCGCCGACGGCCAGCACCCCGGCTTGGTCACTGCGTTCATGGAGCGGCAGTTCGGTGCCAGCGTCGGCCAGTCGCTTGACGAGCCTGCGCCTACAGTTACGGCCGGAGGCGGAGGTAAAAGCTCTGTCGTATCGCTCAGACTCTCCCCAGAGCATGAGGAAGGCGCACTGCGCGTCGCCGCGTTCCTGATCAGCTATTACGGAACCGAGAACGTCAGCAGCGCGGGCGAACCAGCGCCCACCATCACGACCAAGGATCGCTTGGCACTGGTCACCGTGATGGTCAAGGGTGCGCCCTACGTGATCGTAGACATCTGCCTTCGAATGCTCAAACCGTCCGAGCTGTACAAGGCCCAGGGCTTCCCGGCCGACTACGTCATCACCCACGGCGCCGACGGCAAGCCGTTCACCAAGACCCAGCAGGTGCACATGTGTGGCAACAGCGTCAGCCCTCCACCGATGGCCGCACTTGCCAAAGCAAACGACCCTTGGCGGCAGACCGAACTCTGCAGGGAGGCAGCATGAGCCGCACAGGAGCGCGTGACAGAGCGCGCAGACAGCTGACCGAGACGCTGGCTGTATTGACTCAGGCCGTCTCACTACTGAGCAAATCGCGGGTGGTGCTCAAGCGGTCGCGGTCTGCAGATGCTGCCGAGTGCTTGGCAATGATCGAATCATTTTGCAGTTGTCCGTTGCCCACACAACCTAACCAGCACCCCGACAATCTAGCCGTCGACCGGTTTGCTACTGCGATGAAAACCAAACTTGCCGAGGGGCGCGCCAAAGGACGGGACGGTTGGGGTAAGCCATGGGTGAAAGATGAGGAGCTCGCAGAGCAGTTGGTTAAGCACTTGCCAAAGGGTAACCCTGGCAACTTTGAAGATATCGCCAACTTCGCAATGATGCTGCATCAACGAGGTGCCCATCCCAATGAGCTGACCCTGGCTTACAACGCAATTCAGCGGAGCCCAGATCAATGACTCTCCAACGCATCCCAGCAACGCCAGAGGAAAAAATCATGGCAGCAGCCCAGAACATAGATCGCCTTCTGCGCCTTGAAGAGGTGCTTCACACTACGGGCCTCGGTCGGAACACCGTCTATCGCAGAATCAGGGAAGGCACCTTTCCGAAACAGGTTAGAATAGGCCCTAACTCAGTTGCCTGGCGGCAGTCAGAAATCGCTCGATGGATCACAGATCTGTCACCCAGCAACGACTAACCAGTACATTGATTAGTACATTAAAAACGCGGCCTAGCCTAGAGGCCGCGTAATTCAAGAATTGCAGGTCATAAATTGGAAATCTTCAAAGAATTTACCTTCGAGTCAGCACACCGCCTCCCCCACGTTCCAGAGGGGCACAAGTGTGGACGTCTGCACGGCCATTCGTTTCGTGTCGGCATTCATCTGGCCGGAAAGGTTGACCCGCATACCGGCTGGATCCGGGACTTTTCGGAAATCAAGGCGATTTTCAAACCGCTGTATGAACGCCTTGATCATAACTACCTGAATGACATCCCGGGCCTGGAGAATCCAACCAGCGAAAACCTGGCGAAATGGATCTGGAATGAGTTGAAGCCTCTGCTGCCGGAACTGTCGGCCGTCCGTATTCACGAGACGTGCACCAGCGGATGTGAATACCGCGGGGATTGA